ACGATTGCAACAGGAGCGATTTCCGCTACTCATGAGTGGCACAGGATCAACACAGAAGCAGCAGCAGCTACTGATGACCTTGATAATATTAACAACGGCAGCTTGGGCCAAATTATAACGTTGTCAATACTCACCGCAGCTAGGGTGGTGGTTATCAGGCATAACGGTGGTGGCGCTGGTGGGAACATTAGGACAATAAGTGGGGCATCGGTGAGCCTCACCTCTGAACTCGAAAGGGTGCAGTTCCAGTACAGCGGATCTGTGTGGGTTCAACTTTAATCAAGCAGGATCAAGACAATGGCATTAACTAAAGCAACAAACAGTATGATTCAAGGCGCTCCGGTCAATGCCCATACAAATATAGGTCAGACAAAATGTTAAAAACAGTATCGACACAACTGGCCCTGGCCTCGGATACTCTGAGTGAGATCCTGGCTAAGGGCAATACCAGTGGGCCTAGCAACATTGCAATGGACTCCGGGTATGGCATCGACTTCTCTGCTACCGCTGGCACTGGCACCTCTGAACTGCTAGATGACTACGAGGAGGGGGTATTTACGCCTAGCTCATTTACTAATTTGGCTTCTACCTCAATAACTCCGGGCGCGTCTGCTTCATACAGCGGATCGTACACAAAAATTGGGAGAACCGTAACTTGTTACGTTGATATAAATCTCAATACCAGTGGTACATCTGTTGCCGTAGGAGACATTTGGTCCGTGGCAGGACTGCCGTATACTTCTGCTGGAGATTTTATTTCCGGTGGGGGAGTTGTTACTGTATATGGATCTCTTGGCTCAAACATTCTGGCTCAAATCGCAGTCAGCACGAAAGGAACCACAGCATATTTTAGACCAATACAAGTAACTGGTGCAGTAAATTATGCTTACCCTATTCGTGGGTTTTTTGTATTTAGCGTATAAGAAAATTATAAAATTTATTGAAGGCAAAGCGAGGAAATTATGGCACTTACTTACTCTAGAAACAGGATGATTTCGGAATCTGATGTTGTTGTGACAGATTTTGGGGCGGTTGGGGATGGGTCTGCTGACGATACTTTGGCAATACAGGCCGCGATAAACTTTGCTATTAGCAATGGGTCTCGTCGAGTTCACATTCCTGCTGGCGAGTACAAAATCACTGACACTATCGTTATAGATCAAAGTTTATCTTTATATATATATGGGGATGGCGAGCGAAAAACTATTGTCAAATTTCACAATACAATAGTAGATAAAGTTTTTTGGGACGCAACTGCCGCTTCTTCAAATACCCATTTTGAGGATTTGTTGTTTATTGAAAACACAGCGGGTACGTCAATTTGTTTTAGGGCAACTGAGGATCTGCCTGACACTGATGGATTTTCGCATTACAAAGACAGCTTTGAGCGTTGCAGAATAACCAAATTTAAAACAGGAATTTTGTTTACCACTTCTGATCCCGCCACTGGGTCAACTCATGCTTTTTTATCCGAACCTTTATTTCTGCATGTTCGTTTTAAAAATAATAGAACAGCTTTTATCGTGCAAAATCAACAAGCGGTGGATATTACGCTGATCGCAACTGACATCGAAAATGACGATGCTGGAGAAGCCTACACGTTTATTCGAGATGATGTTGGTGTATCTATAAACATTTATGGTGGATCATTTATAGGAAAGGGAACATTTTATGACTGCTATCAAGCTGTCGGATCTGTTGGCATTTGGCAAGCTGGCAAGCTGTCTGTAACTGATGGACGATTTGAGCTTAGATCGCCTTATAGTGGCGCTGTGCTAAAACCAGTGGCATCACCTTTTGCGACTAACGGTGTTATTAATCTAAATAATTGTATGTTTTTAAACTTTACTCAAGATTTAACTTTAGTTGACTTTGGCGGGAAGACCGCATTGACGGCTAGAGATTGCAAGGTAATTAGCGGATCGCTGAAGGTTGTTCAATCTCCAACGACCGACATTACTGCAACATACGTTTCAGTAGATGGATACTACAAATCGTTTGGTTCTATTGATATTACTGGATGCTACGGTTTGAGCTATGAGAAAGGCACTTCATCTTCTTACGGGGTTTATGACGAACGATATGTGGCTCCGGTAATTGTAAAAAATGCAATGTCTGATCCCAATGGGTCATACGATATTGACGCAAACGGATTCTTGACACCTAAAACTAATAATTATTTTCAGCGTGGTGCAGGCATCGGAAGCGCCTCAACAGATAGAATGGTCTACAATGTGGATCGACCTCTATCGACATTTGGTAGCGTCAAATTTATTCTGCCAGAACTAGCTACGCCCATTAAGTTTTTTATATTTAAAAACCCTAATTTTAGAAGCACAGACGTTCAGTTTAAACTTTATGCTGTTAAAGATGAGGCTGCGTGGGTATCCGTGGGTTCTTTTGATGTGGCTACTGACGCAATAGAAATTGCTGCAACAGGTGCAACCGCAAACTCTGCTGGGTATTTAGAGTATGCGATAAGTTTAACCAACAATTATTTTGACGCGAGCACCTTTTTTCAAGCTGGTTTAGGGGCATGGACAGAAGGCCGCATGTTTGCTGAAATTCAATCAGGAACAACATCAGGATTTATTGGTGTTGAATATATGTAATACCCCAAGCGGGTGGACAGTCCAACCAAGGAGATAACATGGCACTTACAGAAGAAACAAAGAACGACAAGATTGAGGTATTGCAACTGGCCGCTGGTTACCCGGTGGTGCAGGTTCGCACTGCCACAATCATTAGCCGGGACGATCAAGAAATATCAAGAAATTTCCATCGTCATGTACTAACACCAGATGCAGACCTGTCTGCCGAAGACGCAGACGTGGTTGTCATAGCCTCCGCTGTCTTTACTGATGCAGCCAAGTCAGCCTATGCCGCCTCGATTGCTGACTAACATAATCAAGACACAATTTTAGGAGAATAATATGTCAACATTCGTTCTGCCATTTGCGCCACTTGGTGCAACAGTCTCATTCACGGCTGCTACACCAACGCCTCCAACTGCTGTACAAGCGCCAATAGGCGATACGTCAGGCACTAGCGCGGGTCAGTACCGGATCGTCAATGACAGCACTGTCACTGTATTCCTTGGTGTTGGCGCTACATCTACTGCGGCAATTGCAAACGCCAGCTCAGTGGCAACGTCTATCCCATTGCTTGCTGGAACCTGTGAAGTACTGAGACTTGGCCCCAATGCGTTCTTCACTGGCAAGTCAGCGTCTGGTACTGCTGTTGTATACGTCACACCAGGTCAAGGCATCTAGTCGGAGAGTCCCATTAACATCAAAGACCTAGCAGAGCGGTTCGAGTACGAGCCAGATGGCAAGATAGATACTTGGCGTATCATGAAACCTGACGCTGACGGAAAGTATCGCGGTGATTGCGATGACTTTGCCCTGACCGCTTTGTTCATCGAGACTGGATCTCTATCGAAGTTCTGGTACGAGCTTATCTTCGGCAGCGCCAAGGTATTCTTGGTCACTACGTCGAATGGTGGCGGCCACGCGGTATTGAGATATAATGGGCGGTATATTGACAACTGGTCAAGGTCTTGGGTTTCACGCGAGCACATGGAATCCGTATATGGCCACAAATTCTCTGCCTGGCTCTTTCCGTGGAATGCAACGGCATTAAAAATGTTGCTGGGCAAAATTAAGGGGTAGACATGGAAATTCCAATCCTGAGCGGTGTGTACGTCGATGCAGACCCGCGATTCAGGACTCTATATCCTGTCAACCTTGCGCCGGTTCCGGTGGCGAATGGCATCAGTAACAGCTACCTGCGACCAGGCGAGGGGATGGTTGCCGAGGCCGTTGGCATTGGCGTTGACCGTGGCGGCATCAACTGGAACGATATCTGCTATCGAGTTTCTGGCAGCAAGCTGATCTCTGTTGCTGCTAATAACGTCGTGACAGTCCTTGGTGACGTTGGCGGCTCCACGTTCGACCAGCATGTCAAGTTTGACTACTCGTTTGACCTCTTGGCCATCGCCAGCAATGACAACCTATTCTACTGGGATGGGGCCGTGCTCACCCAGGTGACAGACATTGATCTTGGTGTTGTTGTTGACATGGTCTGGGTTGACGGCTACTTCATGACCACTGACGGCGAATTCCTAATTGTCACTGAACTAAACAACCCGCTTTCTGTCAACCCGCTGAAGTATGGAGCGTCTGAGATTGACCCTGACCCTGTGGTCGCGCTGCTGAAGTTACGCAACGAGGTTCACGCACTAAACCGTTACACCATCGAGGTATTTGATAACGTCGGCGGGGATCTGTTCCCGTTTGCTCGCATTGATGGTGCACAGATATCCAAGGGCTGCGTAGGGGTTCACGCCTGCTGCGTATTCATGGAAGCAATAGCCTTTGTTGGGTCAGGTAGAAACGAGGCACCAAGCATCTACATGGGAGCCTCTGGGCAGACTGTCAAGATCAGCTCTCAGGAAATTGATACCATCTTGCTCGATTACACCGAGGAGCAATTGTCCATATCATTGGTCGAGGCTCGAAACGACAAGGCTCATGAGTACCTGTACGTTCACCTCCCTGATCGAACACTGGTCTATGACGCCACTGCAAGCCGCGAGCTGCAGGCACCAGTTTGGCTTGTCATGACAACTGCCATCACAGGATTCTCTCAGTATCGCGCCAGGTCATTTGTCTGGGCATACAACAAGTGGCTCATCGCAGATCCACAATCAACCGCACTGGGTACGTTCTCCGACACCAATGGCGCTCACTGGGGCGTTGATGTCCGGTGGGAGTTTGGTACGGCCATCGTTTACAATTCAGGCATGGGGGCAGTATTCCACGACCTTGAGCTGGTGGCCTTAACCGGGCGGGTTGACGCGGATACAGTCATCAGCACGTCATGGTCTTATGACGGGATCGACTACACTGCTGACGCACCCATCGCCACTGGTGGGCCGGGCAACTTCCAGAAGAGATTGTGCTGGAGGCGACAGGGCAAGATGCGTAACTGGAGGATTCAGAAGTTTACCGGCGACAGCAGGGCGCACCTGTCATTTGCCAGACTGGAGGCTCGAATTGAGCC